TGAAACTTTAATTAGATCGCAGGAAGAAATGCAACAATTTGCACAACAAATGCAACAAATGATGCAACAACAACAAGGTCAGGAGCCACAAACTCCTGAAGAATAGGAGGTAACTATGCCATACGGTACAGGTACATACGGTTCAAAGGTCGGCAGACCACCAAAAAATAAAAAAAATGGTAACAAATCTGCAAAAAAACCTACGAACAATAAAAACAAAAAAGCATAAGGAGAAATAATGACAGAGAAAAAGCCCAATATTCTTATTGGTTTGGATAATATCCAAAGAAAACCGCAAGATGAGGAGAACTTAAATACTTTGTTTTACAAAATGTTCACTACAACTGGTGGATCTGAAGTATTGAAGTATCTTAAATCTTTAACTATAGACGCAGTAGCTGGTCCAGAAATATCAAATGAATCGCTACGTCATCTAGAGGGACAAAGATATCTTGTTGGTTTAATTCAACGAAGAACCAACAAAGGATTAAGTCAAACAACAATACAGGAGAAATCAAATGGCTGAAGAACAAGTAACACAAGAAGCAGTAACGCAAGAAGCTGCGCCAATGGAATCAGATGTTTCACGTGAAACAATACCTGAAAGACCTGAACATATACCAGAAAAGTTTTGGGATATAGACACAGGTGAAGTAAAACTAGACGACATGGCTAAGTCATATACTAACTTAGAAAAGTTTTCTACAGGTAAAAAAGAAGAAATGAGAGAGCAATTACTATCTGAATTGCAAACAGAAGCAACAGAGGGACTACCTGAAGATGCATCTGGCTATCAATTACCTCCACTTGTAGAGGGAATAACTGAAGAAATGGTAGAAGAAAATCCACTAACAGGATGGTGGAGAGAACATTGCCATGATTTAGGTATGCCTGAAGAAGTATTTCAAACAGGTGTTGAAAAATATGTAGACATGATGGTAGGAGGACAACCTAATTTAGAAGCTGAAGCTGAAAAACTTGGTGAAAATGCTAGAGAAAGACTAGATGCTGTAACTGCATTTGCTCAATCTACATTTCCGCCAGAAGAATTTGAAGTAATATCAGCTACATTAGGTCAGTCAGCAATAGGAGTACAAGCATTAGAAAGAATGCAAGATGCTATGAGAAGTAGTATTTCTAGGTCAGAACAAGTAGCTCAACCTGACAGAGCCTTATCTGTAGACGATGTCAAAAATATGATGAAAGATCCAAAATATTTTGACCCAAGACACAGAGATGCTAGCTTTGTTAAAAGAGTTAACGATATGTGGGCTAGATTAAGTGCAACAGGACAAATCTAATCTATATGTAGAAAAAGGCACACCTACTCATGCGTTTGAATTAGCTGAAAAACTAAGACAACAAGACATAGAGGAGTGTGCCTTAGCTGGTAATACGCCTACTCAATCTCTAATTAATCCTTTTAGATACCAAAGAGACAATGTAAATACATATACTATTCTTAAAAATGATGAAGTAGTTGCTATGTTTGGTGTAGTTTCTACAGCAAATGATTTAAAAAAAGGTACAGTTTGGTTTCTTTCATCAAATAAAATTGATGATGATTGGAAATATTTTACAAAAAGAACAAAAAAATGGGCTAATTATTTTTTATCTGACTACAAATTTGTTTATAACTTTGTACCCAAAGACAATAAAGTAACAATTAAATGGCTTAAATGGTTAGGATTTGAGTTTTCTGATAAGGAAATTGTTGTCAGAGGAGTAAAAGTATTGTATTTTTACAAGTATATACAAAAGGTATATAAGGATATACAGCCCTTATTAGACGATATCGGTCCACTTTGGATAACCGATCTAAGCTAAAAATGGACAACTGTGGTAAATAAACTAACGGAGACTTAATATGGCAACGCAAATTTCTACAGCCTTTATTAAGCAGTTTGAAGCAGAAGTCCACATGGCTTACCAAAGGATGGGTTCCAAATTGCGTAATACAGTAAGAAATACAAATAATGTCACAGGTAACCAAGCAAGATTCCAAAAAGTTGGTAAAGGTTCTGCGTCTACTAAATCTAGACATGGGCAAGTCAACACAATGGAAGTAGCACATTCAACAGTAGATGTCACATTAGCTGACTTCTATGCTGCCGACTATGTCGATAGCTTAGACGAGCTAAAAACAAACATCGACGAAAGACAAGTGCTAGCTCAATCTGCTGCGGCTGCTTTGGGACGTAAAATGGATCAATTAATTATTGATGTACTTGACGCTGGTTCTAACTCTAGCAACGTGGTTCATGGTTCAGCAGCTTTAACATTAGCTAAAGCACTAACCGTATATGAAGCATTTGGCGAAGCAGATGTACCAGATGATGGACAAAGATACTTTGTTGTATCACCTGCTGGATGGGCTGATTTATTACAAATCGACCAATTTAGTAGAGCAGAATACATTGGTGAGGGAGAATTACCATACGCTGGCGGGATGACTGCTAAACGTTGGTTAGGCTTCTTATGGTTTACTCATTCTGGGCTATCAATTTCTAGTACAACTAGGGACTGTCATGCATACCACAGCTCGTCTGTAGGTCTTGCTACTGGTTCTGATGTACGTACAGAAATGAACTATGTACCAGAAAAAGTAAGTAATTTAATAACTTCATACTTTAGTGCAGGAGCTGTCATGATTGACAACGACGGTGCTATTGAATGTCAAATAACTGAATAAGGAGGTTTATAATGGCTTTAGATGCAACAAATCTTAAAAAGATAGCTGGGGCAGGCGATCAGAATCTCTTTGTTTATAAGAGTACTGATGCAGTTAGTACTATTGCAGGTTCGGGTTATTTTAATAACTCAACCGCTGACTTAAAACAATTTGACGTAATCTTAGCTGTAGGTGCCACAGGTGGTACTGCAACTGTAGATGTGTTAATTGTGTCAAGTGCAAGTGGTGCTGCGACTGTAACAACAACAAACGGAACATAGCGTTCTAGGGGCTAGTTTCTCATTTACTAGCCCCACTTAGTTATGACAGATAGCAAATTTGATATATGTAGTAGGGCTTTAGTACTCGTTAGTGCTAACACTATTACGTCTTTCAATGACAACAACACAGAATCAAAAGTAGCAAATCAACTTTATGAATCTACATTAAAGAATTTATTGACCAGATGTAGATGGAGATTCGCTGCAAAACAACAACAACTATCAAGAGATACAGCAGAACCTACAGCAAGATATGATGCTAAATATCCATTGCCTGCTGATGCTTTGATGATTAATACAGTAACAATATCTGATAGCGTTATTACATATGACCGATATGAAAATGATGTATATTGTGATGCAACATCTACAGATGTTGTAGTGGCTGACTATACCTTTAGACCGAATGAAGCAGACTTTCCCCCATATTTTACGCAAGCTTTGATATTTGAACTAGCATCTTTATTTGCTGGAGCAATAGCAAGGAATGATAGCTTATCTCAACTTTATCAAAACAGAGCAGTGATAGCGATGGCACAAGCAAAATCGCAAGATTCACAAGCTCAAACATCACGTAAGGTTGATACAGATAGATTTAGAAATAGGAGAAATACTGGAGCAACGACAGTCAAAGCTACAGTTCAGTCATAGATGCCAATAACTAGAGTACATCAATCTAATTTTAATCGAGGTGAAGTAGATCCAAATCTTATTTCACGTAATGATTTAAAAAGTTATGGTTCATCTTTAAAAAAAGCTAGAAATGTTTTAGTTAGTAATCAAGGACACGTTGAACGTAGACCGGGAACAGTATTTAGAGCCGACTTAGGAGCTAATACAAGGCTAGAATCTTTTATATTTAGTGGTTCACAAGAGTATATATTTGCATTTCAAAACACCGCATTAAAAATTTACTCAACAAATGGGACATTATTACAAACAATAACAAGTTGCCCTTGGGCTACATCTAATTTATTTGAATTAAATTTTACACAACAGGGCGATACAATGATTATTGTACATGAAACATTTATGCCTACTTTAATAAAAAGAACAGGAGCTACATCATTTGCCAAAAGTACATTTGCATTTGATACAAGTGTAAATGGTGACAGAATATTTCAACCTTATTATAAATTTGCAGATTCTAGTGTAACTCTAGATTGTAATAGTTTTACAGCAGGTACTGGAAAAACAGTAACATCTAGTGCATCGTATTTTACATCTAGTTATGTAGGAACTACTTTAGAAATTTCAGGAACAGAAGCTACTATTACAGCTTATACAAACGCTACAACAATAACTGTAACTCTTAAAGATAATTTAGAAATAGAATTAGATGCAGATCCATTAGCAACACAACAAGGAACGAAAACGATAAAGGTTACACAAGTAGCACATGGATTAACTACAGGAGCATCTGTAACCATATCAGGTTGTGAAGATATATTTGATGTTGATGGTGCTGGTATAAGTAGTGGAAGTTTAAATGGAGCAAAAACTATAACTGTAATAGATGACGATCATTATGAATATACTGCTGGAGGCATAACAAACGCTACAGAATCTGTAGATGGTGGTGGTGCTAGAGTAGTAATACAATCACACGCTCCCACCAGAGATTGGAAAGAGCAGGTTATATCTGATGTACATGGTTTCCCAAAAGCAATAGCATTTCATGAACAAAGACTTTATTTAGCTGGGGTTACTAATTTACCTGATTTAGTAGCAGGTTCTAAAATAGGAGACTTTTTTAACTTTGATTTAGGTGAGGGTGCAGATGCAGATTCAATACAAATACAAATTGCTTCTAACGAAATTAACGAGATAAGGCATTTAATATCAGGCAAAGTACTAGAAGTATTAACTAATACAGCAGAGTTTTATTTAAAACCACCAGTAGGTAAACCAGTTACACCATCAGATATACAAATGGTAAGGCAATCTAGCTTAGGTACTCAAAGAAAAGCAGTACCCAGATTGTTTGATGGAGCTACAGTATTTGTGCAAAACAATGGAAAAACAGTAAGAGAGTATTTATTTAGCTCATCATTAGAAGAATTTTCATCTGGAGCTATTAGTATTGAAGCAGCACATCTAATTAATAGTCCAATAGATAGTGCTAAAATTACATCATTAGGTAATAAACCTGAACAATTATATTTTTTAGTCAATACAGATGGCACATTAGCTATTTATTCATCACAAAGAATACAGCAAATATTAGGATGGTTTCTCTGGGAAACTGATGGCGTTATAGAATCTATAACAACAACTACAGATTTTATTTATATAGCCGTAAAAAGAACAATAAATAGTGCCGATGTGTATTATTTAGAACAGTTTGCGACGTCTGTGTTCGATATACCTACAGACATGACAGTAACAAAAACAATATCTGGGAGTTACCAACCGCATGGTTCTCCACTAACCAATGGAACAGTTAGTAGCTCCTCAACATTTATTATTGATGGCACGACAGCAGCGCCTAATATAGGCGAAACATTTCAATTTGCAGGTACAGGCACAGTACATACAATACAAAGCGTAACAGCTACAGGTAATAGCAATGAGTATGCAATAGCTATTGATTCTGCTGTATCACAATCAGATGGCGTAGCATTACAGTTTGTAACTAGCAGAACATTTACAGGATTAAATAGCACACCAGATATGCGTGGCAAGGTTGTTCATGCAACTGCGGGATCGAGTGAGGGTTCAGACGTTTACTATTATGGTAGTGCAACAGTTACATCAGGTGGCGTAGCAGTATTTGATATACCAGCATCTGCTATAGATATTGGATTATCTTCTACATTAGAAATAAAAACATTACCTGTTGAGCCACAAATAAGAACATCAGGTGGAAGTGCATCTTTAACTTCATATCCTAGAAAGATTGCTAAAGCTACAATTGAGTTAAATAATAGCTATAATGTCAAACTAAATGGTAATGATGTACTATTAAACAATACAGCAAACATTAACAATTTAGGTGTTGTAGATAGTTATACAGGTAAAAAAGACGTGCATTTTTTAGGATATGATAATGAACCAGATATTGAGATAACTCAATCTGTACCATTGCCACTTAGAATATTAGGCATTACATCGGAGGTATATTATTAATGTGTGATCCAGTAACGATAACAGCCGCAGCTTCGTTAGGTTCTGGTTATGCTGCTTATGGAGCATCAGCTACAGCTTTGGTAGGTAGCGGATTGACAGCTTCTGCTATTACTACTCAAAGTTTGATGACTGCTGCAAGCGTAGGACTTACTGTTGGTTCTGGAGTTATGTCAATGTACAATCAAAAAGCTTCATCTGATATGCAAAAAGCTAAGTTTGAAGCACAAAAACAAAGATATAAATCAGAAGAAAAATCAGCATTTATAGAAGAAAAAGCAGCAACAAACAAAAGAAAAAGAGATTACGTAGATAACTACAATAAAAAATTAGCTTTGCAATCAAGAATGGGACGTACTTTACAGTCTGGTTCAACAGATGCAATATTATCAGCAGATAGAAATGTACTCAAAAGAGACTTAGATTACATTGGATTAAGTGGATTTGAAAAAAGATTATACAATAGCCAGATGGCTCAAGAATCAGAATTGGCAAAACAAGCAGTAGATCCAACAGCTGATATGTTTGGTACAGCAGTTAGCACAGGACTAGCAACTAAATCATTATTGAAAGAGATAACATAATGGCTTTAAAAAAAGATCAACAACAAAATATATATACAAATACTATTGGTGTTAATCGTGGAGCTGGTTTTACTTCGGCAGCAAATCAATTAAGTGATACAGCTAGAACATTTGATAATATAATGGACAGGATTTCTTCTACTGAATTAAAAAGATTAAAAAAAGAAGGACTTATAAGAGGACAGAAAGTAGCAGAAACAATACCATATGTAGAAGATAGCGTAGAAATAGATGTTGGAGGAACAAAACAAAACATAACTATTTATAAAGCACCTGAAGTACCAGATTATTTAAAAGGTCAAACAGCAAGAGATACATATGAAACTGTTTTTTATGACAGATTAAAAAGAGACAATTTAAATCAATTAGATTCTATCGTAACATCTGCAATGGAATCCTCTATATCAAGTGGTTCTAGTCCAGAAGCTTTTGAATTACAAGTAGATGGAATATCTAAAGCAATATTAGATGAATACGATAAAGATTATAGAAGTGTACTAGATGTAGAGTTTCAATTATTAAAAGATAGAAAAGCTATAAGAGTAGCTGAATCTTATAACAGAAAATTAAATCAGATGAATCAAGATTCATTAGCTGACAAAGAAGAAGAATTTAATACTAGAATAATTATAGATTCATCTCAAAATAAAAAGACTGACCAAAATGAATTAGATATAGTTAATGCATATATTGACCAAACTAATAGTACTGATGTACAAAAAAATATATTAAAACAAAAAATCAAAAAACGTGCAGAAACGACATTTAAGT